CAATTAGAGAATGGCAACTTATGGTATGGATCAACAGCCTTTGAATATGAAAATAACAAATTTTCAGAGCGCGCTTCGAGAGCAGCGATAGCAAGGTGGCATAAGCACAAAGAGGGGGAAATGCATGTCCAATAAGTTACCATGGACGAGGCTTAATGCAGGCGAATGGATGAATGAAGTTTCTTGTTTATCTTCAACCGAGAAATGTATTTATGTGATGCTGCGGTTGCAAATGCTTTACGCTGGTGAACCTCTTTTGAGTGATATAAAGGCATTAGCAGTTTATGTTGGTTACCCAGTAAAGACATTCACCAAAGCATTAGATCTTTTATTACTCAAGAAAAAAATTATTCGTTTAGAGGATGGTCGATTATGGAATCTAGATGTTGAGTTAGAATTAAATGATAGCAAAGAAAAATCAGAAGCAGCATTGAAAGCAGCTAATTCTAGATGGCATAAAACTAAACGTAAAAATAATGATGATCATATAAATGAAAGCGCATATGCGGATTGCGTGCAGACCGCATGCGATGCGCATAGGGTTCCGCAATGCGACCGCAATGCAAGTAACAATAACATTAACATATATAAAAAAAATAACACTAACGTGTTATTAAAAAAAGAAATCGATTTTGAAGATTTAGAAACAGAAGATCAGGATCATGATGTTGAGAACTCTTCAGATCAAATCGAATTGGTAGCAGACGATCAAACATCCATTCACGAGCAAAGTAGTGAAACTTCATATGCTGCTAAAAATTTATGGCACATTGACGAGAAAGAATTGGAGAAACTACCGTCACGTCGTTATACCAATTCTGCTAAAAGCCTTGCAGATGTTATCGGTGATGTGCTCCCACCTACCATTCACAAGCAAGAGAGCGTTCCTAAAAAATCTAAAAAGCGCAAGGTAAAAAAAGATTTTAAAACTTTGCCTGAGGATTTCGAACCTGATTTGCAATACGCCATTGATCAAGGCTTAACGCATGATGAGGCGTTATTAGAATTTGAAAGATTTAAATTTCATTGGAAAGCCAACCCATGCCGAAATGCAAACAATCGCGATTGGCAAAGTGCTTGGTGTGGTTGGATTATTAATCAGAATGGAACGCTAGCCAAGAAATTAGAACAGGAGAAACGATATGCAAACGAACGCTATAAGCTCTCAACAAACAACTTCACAAACAGCCTTTCAGAAAGCTTCAGTACACTCAAAACAGCAATCACCACTAGCGATTCTTACAGATCAGAATGCAGCAGAGATACAGAGGTTATCAGTTCATTTGCAAAGATTTGCAGAGAGGGTGGATCGGAGTGTGTATCCTCCAATCTCTATGCATGGAAAGCCGTTGACGATGGAGGAGGAAGCGCAAGTTTTGCAAGACTGTAATCGCTTACAAGCGCTGCTTTCACGGAAAGTTACGGTTGAACAGATTGAAGCGGCGGCTTATTTGCTTTCCGGTCTAAAAATACCGGCAAATGTGGACCCTAATGTTATCGCTTTGAACTATAGCATAGCGCTAGCAGATGCTTCGGAACACGCCCTTAAACAGGCTGTTAAGGACGTCATATGCGGAAAAGCCAAGGGATTATCGAAAACATTTATGCCAACAGGGGCGGAGCTTGCAGACTATTGCAGAAATTTGAAGAGTGATCTTTATAGCGGAGCTTCAGTAGTGAAAATGTATTTGACATCACATAAGAGACAGTAAAGTAGTGAAGTATGCGTTTAAATCGATAAAAAAGACCGCACAAAGCGATTTAAAAACTTTTTGATACAAAACCACGCATGGAATTAAAACCGCTTTGTACGATCAAATTTGAGGCAAATAGACCAATTGGTAAAATTAAGGACTAAAAGCATGGGGATTTTAAAAGATTTGTTCTTAACAAAACGTAAGCAACCAATAAAAAGGTTTGTTGCAACAGCAAGAGGGCACGCGCCATGGGGATTAGGAGTTACTGAGTATTTTTACAACATGTACCAATATGAGGATGGTTCTAGAGAATACGAGGAATTGCAAGGTGGACAATATCACGAGATACCTGATCACGTGGATTACAGTACGAAGGCACAAGTGAGGGCGTGGTTGTATGGTGGTGAACCGCCATATTCTATTTTGAGTTATAAGCCATTGATAGATGGGGTGAATAAGAAAATCAAAAAACGCACAAAGCAAGATCAGTTGATTTGCGAAATTACGAACGAGAGTGAGAGAAGTTATTCACAAGCTTATGATATAGATCAAGAGTTGGAAAAAGCGCTTAATATTCAATTGGGTAATTTTCAAAATGAAAAAAAATGAAAGCATGGGGTTATGAGAAGCAATGCCCTTAAAAGCGTTCTTAATGTCGAATTCCTCATAGATGAGATCAAAAAGTTATCGAAAAACGCAGGAAGTGAATATGTTTACAGATAAGCAGCTAAGAGCCTTGTTTGGTGTTATAATCTTTATATTTTTATGTTTTTTAGGAATAAGAAAAAATATTGATTTTATTCAGACTATCTTGATATTTGCATGTGCTTCTTTGGTAATAGTAACAACTATTTGTGCAATTTTATGCAACTCTAGTATTCCTTTTGAATTACACAACAATCCAAAATATAAACGCGGTGATACAACGGGATGGGTGGAACTAACACGTGATTTACAACAATATATGCACATGCTCTTAAAGATAATAATGTTAGCACTTATCGTTTTAATTTTTCCAAATAGTTATAAAGAAACAGTTTTTTTGCCTACCATTTCTCAGTATGTGGAACACAAGCTTTCTTTTTTGTTGGATACTGTATTTTGGTACTTAGATATTGCCCTTTGGTATTCTCTTTTAGTCTGTGTATTCTTTCTTATGTTGTATACACGCAGTTTGATAAATATATCTATTTACACAATACAGTGTTCTATTAAAAAACCATGAGTAATTTTCAAAATGAAAAAAATTGAAAAAAATATAAAATTCGTATTGACTTTAAAAAAAGGTTCGTTTAGAAGGGTGGCAAGTGATTAAAAACCACTATGCGAATAGCGGATAGGTTACGAAACAGCCTCTCCCATACCTTTAAAATACTGACTATCTTTTATGCTTATTGAAGCGTATATGATTTATGTCGGGTGTGCTTATACCATACAATACCCTTCGCGAGGGGAAAGTATAAGCAACGGACTATTCGCCGTGTTTTTAGCACCCGGCGCCCTTATAGGGTGTCAATAAAAACAATTTAACGAATAGGTATTCAAATGAATTCTACAGCAAAAAAACTTCAAGACACCATTTTCTCTTACATTCAACATCATAATGATAGCGCCTCGCTTCAAAAGCAAGATCTTGGGAAAAAATATGAATTTACAGGTGAAACAATCGAAATTGATGGTCATGTTTTACACCGTATTAGAGCATTAAGAGATTTTGGTTATATGTTTGGGAAGGTTAAAGCGGGTGATTTAGGGGGCTTTATTGAAAAGGAAGATAACCTATCTCATCAGGGAAGCTGCTGGGTTTTTGATAATGCCCGTGTTTATCAAAATGCGCTTGTTACTGATAATGCTTATGTAGCTTGTGATGTTATCATTAAAGATTCTGCTACGGTTTCTGATAACGCACGTGTTGTAAATAATGTTCATATTTCTGATAATGCAGAGGTTTGTGATAATGCTGCTATTTACGATAATGTAAAAATTTATGGTAAAGCTTTTGTTGGTGATTACTCTCGTATTAGTGAAAATGTCATCATAAATGGTGCTACTATTATTGGCGATTCTGATATTGAAAGTGATACCTATTTATCACCTAATGATCTTATTTGTGATAAATTTATTCCAGAAATCGATGATCCGTGTTGGTAATTAAACAATAGGGCGGTGCGGGGCGCCCTCTCTAACTTTCATTTAAATTTAATCATTATTTAGATTGGGAATAAAACCTATGTCCACTATAACTGTATCTAAAATTGTATCCAAAAAATATGAACTTACAAATGAAACCCGTGTAGTGGGTAATCACACACTTTATCGTATTAAAGCTTTAAGAGATTTCGATGATGTTAAAGCTGGTGATCTAGGCGGCTTTATCGAAAATGAAAGCAACTTGTCACATGATGGCAATTGCTGGGTTTATAATGATGCTATAGCTGCTGTGAATGCCGTTGTTTCTGAAAATGCAAAGGTACGTAATGAAGCTTTGGTTTTTAATGAAGCAAGGGTATTAGGAAATGCCGTGATTAGTGATAAAGCGCGGGTTCTTGAAAATACTGCGTATGTTCATGGCAATGCAAAAATATATGACGATGCAATAATTTGTGGGGAAATTTATGGGAATGCCATTGTTTGTAATAAAGCCATGGTATCTACAGAAGCAAAAATTTATGACAATGCCAAAGTTTTGAATAATGCTTGTGTTGCTGGTTTGATTTATGGCAATGCAAAAATATCGGGTTCTGCTTGTATTTTTCCTAGTGCAGAGATTTATGATAATGCGTGCATTCAAGGGAAAACGAAAGTTTATTTCTTTGTAAAAATTTGTGGCAATGCCGTTATTAAAGGCAATAAAAAAATTTATAAAGATATTTGTGGTGATGATAAAGCAGCGTAAATAACAGCTGGTTTTAACAAAAAAAAGCCGTGTCATTAACGACGCGGCTTTAATTTTAGAAAAGGAGTGTAAAATAGAAAAATGTAACTACTTTCTATATAAAATACGTAAAATACACAAGATTCTGTAAGAAAAAAACCGCATCATAAATGACGCGGCTTTTATGCAGAATAGTATTTTATGTGTGTATAATACATATTCTGTGTATAAAGGCAAGTTCTTTCTTATCAAATTGCATCTTTTAAAAGAATATGTTATCTTAAGATGTGCGAGAATCGAAATACTTTTGTCTGTTTTATACGATAAAGTTTTCTTTAGGGTGTTGATAAAAATAAAGTCGTGTCATTCCATTGGCACGGCTTTTTTTTATAGCTGTTATCATTAGGCAAAATAAAACCGCATCAATTATCTTGACACGGTTTTATTATGGGTATGCTAATTTAAGTTATTTCCATAAGCAGTTATATTGCACAATCTGTATAAAAATGCAAGATGTTAAATAAATAAAAAATGGGATTCACTCTGTAGATTCAGTGAGTTATAATGATTTTATTTTACATTAGTTGAAAACATTATGACTATAACAAGCGCTGTTAATTCCATTCATTTAGAAACAAACGAGCCTGCTTCTTTTCGTCAACTTCCTCACAATATTGAGGCAGAACAGGCATTGATTGGGGCAATTCTTATTAATAATGATGCTCTTGATTGCGTTGCTGATTTTTTGAAACCAAATCATTTTTTTGAACCCTTGCATCAAAAGATCTTTAATACTGTGTTGCAAGTTATTCAAAACGGAAAAGTAGCAAATCCTATTACCATTAAATCCTTTTTTTCAACTGAAGAAAAAATTGGGGACATCATTGTATTCAGTTACATTGTGCGATTAGCAAAGGAAGCCGTGACAATCATTAATGCCAAAGATTACGGGCGGGTTATTTATGATCTTTTCATTAGACGCTCCTTAATTAACCTTGGTAATGAAGTCGTTAATACAGCTTTTGATGCGCCTGTAGATTTCACACCGTCACAGCAAATTGAAACCATTGAACACCAGTTGTTTGAATTGGCAGAAAAGGGAAAATACGGGGGCGGGTTTGAAAATTTTGAGACCGCTATCACAAAAGCACTCAACATGGCAAGCGCTGCTAAAAAGCGTTCTTCAAGGCTTTCCGGTATAGCTACTCATATCAAGACACTTGATGATAAAATGGGAGGATTACAAGCATCTGATCTCATTATCTTGGCAGGGCGCCCTGCTATGGGAAAAACCTCACTTGCTACCAATATTGCCTTTAACATTGCCAATGCCTACAAGCGTGATGCGTCAACACAAGAAAATGAGGGTGGCATTGTTGGATTTTTCTCACTTGAAATGTCAAGCGAACAATTAGCAACCCGTATTATATCTGAACAAACTGAAGTTTCTTCTTCTGAGATTAGACGTGGGAATATTTCTGAAGAACAATTTTCTAAAATCATCCGTGCAATGAAAGGCTTACAAAAGGCACCGCTATATATCGATCAAACCGGTGGGATATCCATTGCACAATTAGCCGCCCGTGCAAGGCGTTTAAAGAGGCAACATGGTCTAGATGTCTTGATTGTTGACTATATCCAATTGATCACGAGCAATTCAAGACGCTCTTCTGAAAATCGTGTTCAAGAGATTACAGCTATTAGCATGGGTCTTAAAACTCTGGCAAAAGAACTGAATATTCCTATCATCGCTCTTTCACAACTTTCACGACAAGTTGAAAATCGTACAGATAAACGCCCGCAACTGTCTGATTTACGTGAATCTGGTTCTATTGAGCAAGATGCTGATATCGTTCTTTTTGTTTATCGTGAGGAATATTATCTCAAAAATGAAAAACCAAAGGAAGGAAGCCCCGAATATGTAACATGGCAACAGAAATTAGATCAGGTTAAGGGGCAAGCCGAGGTTATTATAGCAAAACAACGCCATGGACCAACAGGAAGTGTTCCTCTTGCCTTTCAATCTGATTACACACGGTTTAGTGATTTGCCAACTAATGTAGAACATTAAATACGTGTTATTATAAACTGAAAACATTGGAAAAAAAGATAAATTATGTTATAATCATTTGTGTAATTTAATGGAACTTACAAGCATGTTGAATAAAGTGATTTTAATTGGCTATTTAGGAGCGAACCCCGAAAAGAAAACCATGAATAATGGTACTGAGGTGGTTAATTTTCGCATGGCAACATCCGAAAGCTATACTGATAAGAGAACTAATCAAAAGGTAAGCAAAACTGAATGGCATTCAGTAGTGGTTTTTAATCCGCATCTAGCAAAGATTGCGCTTCAATATCTTCACAAAGGCAGAAAAGTATATATTGAAGGGCAGCTTCAAACCCGCAAATGGCAAGATAAAAATGGTCAAGATCACTATACAACAGAAATTGTCTTGCCTCATTACAAAGGCGATTTGAAGCTTTTAGATGGCAAAAATGATGATAATCAAGAGCAATCATCATCCCCTTATGACAGAAGCTATCAACGCCCTCTTGATACGCCTCATCCCGTTATGAATGACAGTATTCCTTTTTAAGGGGGGCATTAATGAATAACGCTGTTACAAGTGCAGGGCATAAATATTATCTTATAACAGAGCAGCAGATAGCGTCATTAAAACATGATGCTATATACACGACTAATTTTGAAATAGCGATGGGTATTGTAATTGGGGCATTATTATCTTTTATCATTCTTTCGATGCTAGAACTTCGTAATCTAGAAGAAAAAATTACACCATCTGTCATCATAAGTATTATTTTATTTTCGTGGTTATCACTTTTAGATCTCACAACACGGTCAAGATCAGAGGAAACTTGGCAAGATATTAAACAGCAATCTGAGGACATCAGTGAAAAAAAACAAAAAAAGGGGACGCCCTAAGATTATAGGGCAGTTAAGAGAGCCAAATGGTCGTATATCACGTGCAAAATCACCACGTGAAGCCGTTGATAAACTAGCATTGGAAATGCGTGCAAAGCGCTTTGGTTTAACGCTACAAGAGGCAAAAAACCCGCTTGCTGGTACCTATATCGGGCGGCTTTGTTTGCAAGGCGTGCTTACACAAGATCAATATGACGCCGCTCAAAAATATCTACAGATAAGAAACGACTATCTTTGTGCAAAAGGCTTGCCAAGCGCTGTTTACGATGATGTGTCTACAAATTCAGACCCAAATAGTCTTGAACAATGGGTTGAAAAAGCAACCAATCACTATCAAGCCGTGCAAGAGGTAATAAAAGAAGCGCAATGCCTTTATAACCAGTATAATCTTTATGCCGCTATACAGTACCTTGTTATAGAAGATCAAATGTTACCGCATCTCGTGAGTTCATTGGGTATCGCTCTTAATGCGCTTCAAAAGCACTTTTCACAAAAGTAGATTAAAAGATATATTACGAACCAAAGATAAAGGGTATTGCAATAACAGCCAAGGCAGTTACCATTGCGAATAAATATGCAGGAATTTTGAATCTAAAACGCCATAGTATATTAATGGGGAGTGACATTATAGCGATTATTACTAATCCTATGACAAACCACTCTATTATTTGGTCTTTATTAAAACGATGTTTTAGCCTTTCGTTATAGTCTTCTTCACTAATACCAAGTACCTTATATTCCCTAGCCCATTCGGGGAGAAGTGACTTATCATAGTCCGTCTTTGGGATACATTTAATAACAGAAGATGGATCTCTTACATCACGCAAAACAGGAATTTCGCCATTTGCACATTCGATTTGTTTTTCACCATTTGCATGATTAGCTAATAAAAGAGTGCTTATTGCTATAACCAATAAAATGAAGCGTTTAAACATAGTTTATCCATTATTTTTCATTTCAACTGCTTATAACTGATTCCCTTTGAATCTATCAATATGTGTTATTTTGTTGTTGACAATGTGTTGCAAATCGTATTTAATGACAAATGCGGCACTGGACGTATTGTATCTAAACGAGGGGAAGTGCAGTGTGAAAATCCCGCAAATGCGGGGTTTTTTATTATCGGGAGGGAGTATTTTATGACATCAAAAAATACAGAACAAGTTCCACCAGTCAAAGAAAAATGGATACCACCGAGAGCTGGACTAGGACGTGTCAAAGGTATTCCCAACAAAACGACACGTATTTTAAAAGAAGCAGTTCTTAAAGCTGCTGAGAATGCTGGTAACAAAATAGGCAATGAGGGGCTTATTTCCTATTTAGAAAAGCAAGCTATGGATTGCCCCGCTGCTTATTTGGCTCTGCTTGGCAAGGTGTTGCCTTTACAAGTTACAGGTGAGGATGGGGGAGCTATAAAGATGATAACGCGTGTAGAGATCGCGCCTTTGGTAAATGACGACCGCACAGATTAGTATTGTACCAAAGCTTATACCAATCTTTACAGGAAAGGCGGCGGTTCGTGCTGTTTGGGGAGGACGGGGGTCAGGCAAGACAAGATCATTTGCCTTGATGGCGGCTTTAAAGGGCTATCAATTCGGGATGGGGGGCATTTCAGGAACTATTCTTTGTGCACGTCAGTTCCAGAATTCTCTAGCAGAGAGTTCTTTGGAGGAAATTAAACGCGCCATTGAAGATCATGACTTTTTAAAGGACTATTACAAGATTGGGGAGTCTTCGATTAAGTCGAGAGATGGTCGTATAGCCTTTCAGTTTTCTGGTCTTGACCGCAATGTAGCGAGTATCAAGTCGATGGGGCGTATTTTGCTATGCTGGGTTGATGAGGCAGAACCTGTCACTGAAACAGCTTGGCAAACGCTTATCCCAACTTTACGTGAGGAGGGAGAAGGATGGCGAGCAGAATTATGGGTCACATGGAATCCATTGCGAGAGAATGCCCCCGTTGAGAAGCGGTTTCGCTTTTCAGACAATGAGGCAATCAAGCGTGTTGAGATCAATTGGTCAGATAACCCGAAGTTTCCAAAGATCTTGAATGAAGCACGGTTGGATGATCTTAGAAACCGACCAGAGAGCTATAAGCATATTTGGGAAGGTGGTTACTTAACCGCGGTTCAGGGTGCTTATTATCAACAAGAAATGTTGGCAGCCGAGCAGGAAGGGCGGATAGGGCGTGTTTCTCGTGATCCTTTAATGCAGATACGCGCTTTTTGGGATATTGGGGGCACGGGCGCCAAGGCAGATGCCACGGCAATATGGATAGCACAGTTTGTGGGACGCGAAATCAGGGTTCTTGATTATTACGAAGCACAGGGACAACCGTTATCGGAGCACATAGGCTGGTTGCGTCAAAATGGCTATGAGAAGGCATTGATGGTTTTGCCTCATGATGGAGCGACCAGAGACCGTGTGCACAATGTGAGTTTTGAGAGTGCACTTAAAAATGCGGGCTTTCAAACAAAAGTTATTCCCAATCAGGGAACGGGTGCAGTCAAGATACGTATAGAAACAGTTCGTCGTGTTTTGCCTTCTGTTTGGTTTAATGAAGCAACCACGGTAGCAGGGCGCAAGGCACTGAATTGGTATCACGAGAAATGGGATGAAAAGCGCAATATAGGTTTGGGGGCAGAGCATGATTGGTCCAGTCATGGAGCAGATGCCTTTGGCTTAATGTGCATTTCATACAAACCACCCCAAGAAACACAGAAACGAGCAGCTTATAGCGGCAAAACAGAATATGAGAGTAGCTCATGGATGGCAGAATGATGCAAGATGATGAGACATTAGAG